CAGGAGTAGAATACTTAATAGTGTTTGGCTGGAAACTTACCTTATCACCTTCCGCAGCAACATCAGGTCTAGTATACATCAAGTCGCCTTGGAATACACCTTTTTTTGGTGCAACTTTTGGTAGATGTTCTAATGCTGCTTTAAGTTTCTCAACGAGTCCAGGAGCATGGCCATGGTTACGTTCGATATCCTCAGGTGTATAGTTTAATTTTGGATTTTTATTAAATGCTGATTTAGAAGCAACGAAAAACTGGCCAGTTTCTGGATGATGTCCATAAACGATAGAAGGCGCACCATCCCATTTAGTTGAAATTTTAGTTTTAGTTGGTTTACCTTCAATTTGCTTTTCAACACCACGAAGTGTTTTATCAGCTTCAGATACACCTTGATGGCCTTCATGAAAAGATTTATCTTCAAGATGTGTAAGATGTTTTAGTTTCTTGCCTTCGGCTTCTTGTTCTTCTTCAATAATAAATGATTTAAAACTTAACATATTATCTTCCAATCATCTCAAGTAATTTTTTGAAACCTAATCCTGATGACTTTTTACTTTCATCTATTGCTTTACCACCATCATCTGAATGTCTACCAATTTCTGAAGGGCTATAAAAAGATTTATCACCGATGGTGCTGCTAGCAGTTTGAGCAATTTGTTCAGATTTCGGTTGTTTTATTTTTGGTTTTTTAACTGCTGGTGGTTTTTCAGTTTGCAAAATTGGAGCAATTGCTGGTGCTTTATCTTTTTTTCTTTTAACTTCTTTTCCTGTAACAACTAAAGAAGATAAAGGATCTGATTGACTGCTAAATTTAGCAGTTTGCATAGCAAACGGTGTAACTTTGCCATCTTCACCATGATGTTCAAAATATATAGAAGTACCTGCGTGTCTAACTTTTATACGTTCTGGATGACTTAAAAAATGTTCATGGTCTTCGCCTGGATGAGATGTTTCTAAAACAGGATTGTGACCGCCACCCGTGAAGTGTCTTATATGGTTATGACCATGCGCTTGCATTGGTGTAGAATATGCTTTTAAAGTTTTTCTTATATGTTCGACTTTTTGTTTTGGTGTCATATTACTGATTTGTTCAGCCATATGTTTAGCTATATTTTGCAATGTTGCAACATTTCTTCCATTAATATTAGTTTTTGCTTCTGGATTATTTCTCAACCATTCTTTTCTTTGTTCTGGATTAGAAATATGCTGCAATTCAGGATATTGTTCTTTAATTTTATTTTTATTATCTTCATGAATTTTACTACCACCATAAGTATCTTCGACACCACCGTTAGAAAGAGTAATCGGTTGATTATCATTCGAAACTTTTAAACTTACACCATGATGTCTGCCATTACGGTCTGTGATAAGCACATCAGATCCATCTTGTGTTTGTGTAGCTGGTATACCTGTGGCAGATTCTAAATCGCCATGTTTAGAAGTCCATCTAACATGAGCAATATCTTCATCCTTTAAACCTAATTGTTTTTTAATATCTTCAGCAGCTTTTTTAGCTCTTTCACTGAAGTTTTTATATTGAGGAGAGTTTACTCCACCAAGTTTTTCTGCAATTTCATCGTGAACTTGTTTTGGTGTTTTCTTATTTTCGTCTCTAAATGTTTCCATATGTTTGCCACCATTAAGGTGCATACCTACTAATAATTCATGCAATTTACCTTTTGGATCATTTCCTAAATCGCCAAAATCTTCTTTGCTTGCTTTTTCTTCTAATAGATATTTAATAAAATTTCCCATATGAAAATACTCCAATATAATTATTTTTATTATATTTATATAATGAAAAAGGGGAGACCCTAAGATCTCCCCTTGAAGCAATAGAAACTGGCTGTCCGGACAGAACCCCACTGTTTATTCCCAGACTTTTCCTTGGTATCGATACTGTACTTTCGACTCCCTTGCCACGAACACCTCTAAAGGTGCAAACCAATTTCATTACTTTTATTTAGTCAAGTCCAACAGTAATATATCGGCCAACATCAACTTTATTTAAAATAAATTTTGGTGTCCAACCTGCGAAACCACCGCCAAGATTATACATACGAGAAACGACACGTGCTTCAGTTTCAGTTTTAAAAGTGTTGATTACATGTTCAGTTTTTGTTTCAACAATATCATACTGACCGTTGTTCTTAATGACTTTGTAATCCATTATTCAGTTACCACCCTTTTCCACTGACCATTTTTACTCTTCACCCATAGATTACCATCATCACCAACAGCAAGAGATACCTGTTTTTCAGGATCGTACTGAGGCAATGTATTAAACATAATAGGGCCATTACTAAGTCTCATCATCTCGCCATCTGGTTTCTTTACGCCATGAAGTGTTAGGTTTACCGAGTTATTCAATGGCTCACCAGATACTTCTTCCTTAGCAAAGGCAGCTACAGCCATTAAAGGCGATAGTGCCAATGCTCCAAATAAACTACGACGATTCATTTTCACATTCCTTCCCACACAACAAATCCCAAGCAAGCTGTAATCATAGCTAACCCAACTAGTACAAAAGCTACATTTGTATCAATCATTTACATATCTCCTTAATATCAGCTGGAGTACGTCCAGCTTGAGCCAATGTTAACCGACAGTCCATATTATGCCAATCACTTACTGCAGCACCACCCATAATAATTGTCATTACTATAGTCGCCATTATCATATACCACTTAAATTCATTCATTACATTCTCCTACTTTTGCTACAGTTAATTCCATGCCATCTTTTATACATTTGCGGTATTACTTCTTTTTCACAATGTTCACATTTAACTTTTTTTCTATTTTTAGCTGAATCAGAAAGTTTTTGTTTATGATTATCATCAAATTTTTTACCACGCATTTGATCGCCAATGCAATTAATCAAACCTTGTTTTTGGTGTTCTTTTGCTCTTATAGAAGCTTCCATCAAAGATGGATGTTGTTCTTTAGTTAAACCAGTATTCCAAGTTGGAATATAACCTTTTTCATCGATAGTAATTTTACGTTTTTCAGCAGCAGTTTGTCTAGATTGTTTAGATCTATTTTTAGATCCAATCGATTGTGCCATTTTAATTGCTTCTGCTTTAGTTATTTGACCAGACAATGCTTTCCATGCAACATAATCTTGCCAGCGATTATGTTCTTCATAAAGTTTTTTATGAACATTCGCATGTTCTTTTACAGTTAATTTAATTAAATTTTCCGGATTATCACTACCGCCAGCATGTTTTGGTATAATATGATGAGTATGATAAACAGTCATTTTATTCGCTCCTTTGTTTTATTTTTATTTATATAACAAAGGAGCGAATTATTAATTTCTTCGAGATCTACTGCCAACTAATGTCATATCGGTTTCCGGAGTCGCATATTGATAGCCACCTTTGTTATACAATGGCATTGTACGAGCAGCTTTATCAAGGATAGCTTTTTGAACCTCTGGCGATTCATCGCGCATCTTTTCCATGATACCACGTTTATAACCATTACCTACCTGATTGCCCAATTCATATAGACTTTCAGTAGTATAGTCAGGAATGTTAAATTTAATTTGGCCTCGATAGGCTTTTTGAAGCTCACGTTGGTTTGGATGTAAACCACGTTCTTTCAGCCACTTGTCGTGTTTAGCGGTTGCTTCAGCTAATTTTTTAGATTTAGATTTTTTAGTTTTAGAGTTATAACGAGAAGTAGTAAGGTATGGGCCAACAAGATGCATAGACAAAAGATGTACCTTTCAATTATATGGACTTTGCATTTCACCAGTATAAGGATTTAGATAAGTTTCTTTAGTATCCAAAGGATCGATAAAGAATATATGTAACTGATTAACATTGCTCATTTGTATGCTGTATGTGTTTACATTAGCTATTGGAGCAGATGCTCTTGTAGGAATGGTATACGTATATAGAAACTGTTGGGTATTAGCCAGCTGTATTCTAAAAGGATCCATTATCTAGTAACCTGAGAATAGAAATTAACTTGGCCATACATAATTTTTGTAGAGATACCTGTATTGCTTGTTAATGTCAAATCATAAACATAGATAACTTTTGGTGGATAACCAACCGCACCATTTGTACTTACCGCAGCAGTTCTGCTAGCTGGCAATGTTATCGCATACCAACCAAGATTAGCAACCATAATTTCACTATTAGCAGTAGACATAGATTCAACAACTATGTTGTTTGTATAAGATTGTCTAAGCTGCATAGCTGCTGAATAAGTGCTCAAGTCGATATTCATATTATTAGCATTTTGAATATTGAGTGCTAATTGAAATGTTTCGCCTTGCTGGAAATTAAGGTCGTTTCTATTCGTTGGCATAGTCGCAGTTTCCTTGTTAGTTGCTGCAATTATTTATACATAATCATTCCAGTCGGTTTTCTTGGTATTTTTCTTAAGATCGCTAATTTCATCCCTCAACATATTAAGTTCGAAAAGAGCCACGCAACCAATGTACAATATCATTTCTTCGATATTGCCATTTGTAACCCATCTTACAAATAAAAGAAAAATAGATAATACTACAAGATTAATTAAAATTCTAATCATCCCCAATCTCCAAACTATCATATTATCATTATAGCCTAGCTTTTATAAAAAGTCAAGATGTTTATTTAAAGCCTTGTAATTTACTACGGTCAAATTTAGAAGCTGGTTTTGATCGTTCATAATCCTGTTCGCCAAATTGGGTATTATCCATAATTGGCCGATCATCAGACAAATCTTGAGCTGTCTCTTCTACATTGTAAAGCCGCATCTTGCTGCGATCCACACCAACAACAAACTTACGATTGCTCCCTGGATCATTATAGCGATTCTTGAGTTGCTTAACCATAATTTGATTACGTTGCTCCAAGTCCTCGGACGTGATGAGTGCAAACATAAAATCAGCTGTGGCTGGGAGTCCAAAGGATTCTGATGTATCTTCCAATCCCACGTCGCTGTTCGAGTTATGAGTTAAAATATCATTAGCGTAAAATAAATGATTTCCTGATACTTCGATGTCAATCATATCCATCTTACCAATTTCTTCAATACTAACTATTTCAGACCACATTACCCAACCTCCCTCTAACATATCCAAGTTCATTGTATCTTGCTTCTTCCCAAATATCAATGCTGTACGATTTTGTGCCATCGTTATACCAGCAAGTACCTTTTCCAATAACCCAACCATCTGGCACTTCACATCCTTTTTTAATAAACTTTCTTTGTTTTTCTTCAATGCTATAGATACAAAAACGATTAGAAGATTTTTCAGATTATAAATTACCGTTATTTAACTTGTAGATACTCACCAACTTTAAGACCTTTTTTGAGGCTTTTTTCACCATCTTTAGTTGGAAACAAGTGTTCCTTACTACAGATGATTGTTTTGCCATTAGCAAGAGTAATCTTATATGCTGTTTTCTTTTTAATAGGAAAAATTTGCTTTACGATATTTTGACCACCAAATGTATCAATTCTATCCCCAATTTTAATGTTAACGATATTGGTCTTTTGATTGTTAACAAATACTTTCGTATCGAGACTTAGACAAAATCCGCTTCTAGTTGTTTGAGTCGCAGAGACGACAGGAACATCGTACTCCACTGCGAGCCCTCTAAGCTCTTCTGCGATTGCTTTGATAAGGGTATAACTATTGACGTTGGCTCCATTTTTTATCCTTGATGACATACAAATGTTCAGATAATCGATGTAGATAATATCTGGTACAAAGTTTTTCTTAATTTTCAATTCTTCCAATAGATGACGGAAGTTAGCCGAACCAGCGCAAGCAGTTGGATATTCTTTGATAATTAATTTACCAACTGTTTTATTACGGATCTTTTCAACCTTCTTATCATAGATATCTTTTGGTAAGGCTGCAAGTTGATCGATAGGCGTATCAAGAAGATTAGCATCGATACGTTCTGCAATCTTTTCCTCAGACATTTCCATAGTAATGTATAGAACATTAAGACCAGCTATCATATTAGCAGAAGCACAGTGACACATGAATAGACTTTTGCCAACACCAGTGTTATGCGAAGATACTCCATTTGTGTAATATCTGTGATTTTCATGATTTACATTGATATCAACGATAGGAATACGATCGCCTGTTTTTATCACATTGCAATAACTGTATTTGTTGTCATCCATAAGCACATGTGCTCCGCCAACATTTTCTAACTTAGAAGCAGATATCCACCCAACAGTGGTTTCAAACAAATGACTCTCGTTACATCTTACAATTGTATTACCATTAGTTACCAATAGATATTCATCCCAGTAACCTTTATCAATAAAAAAGTTTACTCCAACCCAACCATCAGGCGATGTAACTTCAACTTCATATCCTTCGTTTAATAGTGCATCTATGTCTTTAATACTAACTTCTTTTTCGATCCACTCAGACATAAATTCCCTTTCTGTATAAATAATTAATGTTCGTCACGGTACTGCAAATACCCACGAACTCTATCGCTAATAAGGAGCAACAGCATGAGTATTTATTCTACAATCTATCACAATTTGTGTAATAGTAAAAAACACCTAAAAGATAACTGGTGTGTTGGTTCGGGTCTTCATAGACATCATATTATACCTACACATTCTAATGGGTTAGATGAAGAAGAAAACTTCACTTACTTAACTGTTAGAGAGCATATTATTGCACATTTTTTACTTTACAAAATGTATAAAATGCCAAATGATTTACGGTCAATGAAAATGTTAGGCGCCAAATTAACATATACGCAAAGAAAAATAATTGGCGATTGGTGTAGAGATAATAAAATAGGTTTTCATGGAGCTGCTCCTGAACAAAAAGTTGAGTGGCAAAAAAAAGGTCGACAAACTCAAAAAGAATCAGGTGACAATAACTCATTCTATTACTGGTCAACTGAAGAAGGTCGTAAAGAAAGAGCAATCCTTGGTGGTAAAGCATCTTTATCTTCAAATAATAACGCTGTTTTCAAATACTGGTTTTCGCCAGAGGGTCACAAAGTAAGAGCTAAACTGGGTGCTGCTGCATCAGGAAAAAAATCAATAACCAACGGGATTATTAATCGTAAACTCAAGACTGAAGAGGAAAGGCAAGAGTTTTTAAAAAATAATCCCGATTGGCGTATCGGTATCACTAAGAAAAAACTTTCCTGTACCTGATTTTAACTTTAGTGTCAGGATGGACGCAACCTGCCAATGCAATATTCAAAGTTTTGCGTGGCATACCGCCATTTGTAATTTTATTAAAGTAATCTAGATCGAACGGGAGACGGATTTCTTTCTTGTGGTAAAATTCATAACGAGCATCCGCGTCTTCAAGGAAGTCGTGCCCGATATGCGTATCAAAACTAACAGCCAACGCATCAGAGAGAACCTGAGGTATCGAGCCCTTACTCTTAGTCCCATTTTTGTCATCGAGGATCTGGATGCTTGCCATGATGGCATTATATATCGCCTTTTCTTGACAGAACTTTTCAGTTTGGTCTAGGAGCCATGGCAGTTTAGTATTCTCTTCTTTCTGTAGCCCATTAACATTTTCCTTGATCTTCTGATACGTATCCTCAGACAATCCATCCCTGTTAAGAAGTTCAACATTCAAACTTTCTTTTGAAGGGATGGAGTTGTATTTTAGGATATGGGTATTAAAAATATCAAATAGAATTTTATCAGAAGGATCTTGGAAATATTCAAGTTTAAGAAATGGGATTGTCTTTCGAGCATACTCCTCGTTGTGTAGCAAATTATTGAATATAAGTTTCTCGACTGACATTAGTTACCCTCTTAATCAAAATTTAAAATCCCATTAACATAGTTTTCAGCAGCGTCTTGTACAAAGTAAATGCTGTTATTGGGATACTCTACATTATTAACATGGCGGTCATCTTTGTAAAAATCAATACACAAAGTTTCACCTTCTAGAACGATAACAGCTTTCCTGTTACCTTGTTTATATTCCTCAATCACTGAGCTCATCGTCATCCTCCATAATTGAACCAGTTGAAAATTTATATTGCTTTTCAATATACTGAGCAAAATCTGTAGTAGTAAACATTTTCTTCCAGAAATCGCCATTGTTTACAATATCAGCGGCTCGCATAGAAGG